GTTCTGCATCATTATTTGTAGTACCTGGATCAATCTCATTGCAATTAGTAAAATTTGTAGATATTAAAGATGTTTTTCCATTGTCATCTACTAAAACTTCTTTTGAAGCTCCTGTTATACCCATTCCATATAATTTTATATCATTACTTGCATTACCAGATAAATTAGTTGCAAAATCTATACCCCAACCAGAATTTCCAGATTGGAAAAATGAACCACCATTTACGCCTTGTCTATCATCCCCTGTACCTACTACAGTACCAAATCGAACGATAGTAATACCCGTTGAGCTACCTAATGAAAACTTGTAAAAATCAGATGTAACAGGTTGATCTGCCCATACAAAGGTAGATCCTGCATCTTCAAAAGTACAAGCAGCTGTACTATTATCATTAAATTGTATTGGCCATCTTCCCACAAATACACTATTTGTAATAGAAACAGCCCCATAATTATTAGTATCAATAATATCAAATAATTCTTGCATTGCATTATCTGTACCATATGTTCCAGTATCTGGAGTACCTGTAACAATAATACTTTGAGTAGCAGTGCCATAATGCATTAAATCCATTTGACAATTATCATTCAATGTTTTAGTTAAGCATTTAAAGCCAACACCTAAGTCATCAACTGCTGTTAATACAGCAGCTGTTCCATTATTTGCATCTGGAGTCTTTGAGAAATCACATACAAAATATACCCACCCACCAGAATATGTATCAGTACCTCCAACATACCAGTATGACTCATTAGCTGAGGTATCTCTAACAGCTAATTGTATGCCTCCATTTGCAATAGTATCTAAATCTGAAGAATTAGTTACTCTTAACCAGCCCCCATACTTATAACCCGTCATATCTGCTGGTGGAGCCGTTACAGTTTCAAAATTATATAAAGTTTCTATATCAACATCATATGCAACAAAACCTAAACCTTCTTTAATACCATCTTCTGCAGCATCTGTATATAAAGATGTAGTAGCTTCATCCCAGTTAGCAGGATCAGCATCATTGGTTGTAAATATAGTGCGTGGATCTGTAACTGTTAGTGCCATTGGTTATACCTATATGATAAAACAATACCTGCAACCGTTTCAGCATGTAGAGTTAAATCTGCAGGTACTGAAATAGCTTTAGTTGTGCTTAATCCTCCATAATCATCACCAAATACATATACTGCATTTTCAGGATGAATAAAATCTTTTAAATCTGTACCACCTTGCTCAATATATACAATTTCACCATCTATTTCAGCATATTTTATAGCCTCTTCTAAAGAGGTGAAGGCTTTGAAATTAATCTCAGCATCTTTAATAATTGCTTTCGAATCATTAGTAACTAGATAAATGTTAGGTTTTTTACCATTATTTAAATCAAAGGATTTAGCCATTAAACTCCATCTAGATAGTAATTTCTTTCTCATATGGGGTGTTACATTGTCAGAGTTTATATTTTTAGGAATCATCCAATGAAATATTAGTGCACTCATTACTCATCCGTTGTTCTGATAGCTGTTGACGAACCCCCATTAGAGGTCATTGTGCCAGTAGCAATATATTCTTTAATTGGTGTACCTCCACCATCTCTTACTTTAATAACGAATTGTCTATCTGCTGCACCATATACATAATTAAATGATTCTGTTGTTGCAGTAGCAACTAAATCTAGATATCCAATATAAACATCATTGCCTAAAGAAGCAGCTACGGATAAGAAATCTTCTTGACCATCAGTACTATCTATTGTAAAGGTTGAACCTGTAAAACTTGAATAAGATAATCTACGTAAAAATCCATTATCATCAGCTACTCGAATATACCCAACTGCTGGAGTATCTGATGGTATACTATTATCTATAACTACTGATACTATATTGTCTGCACTTAATGCAGTATCTAATTGTAATTGTGAATATGTAACAGCTACACCAGAACTTGCATTAACACCAGCGAAATCTTCGTCACCGGTTGTTGTATCTATTGTAAATGTTGATGCAGTAAAGCTTGAATAGTGTAATTTACGTTGAACACCATTATCATCAGTAACTTGGATATATCCTGAGGCTGTTAGCCACGAATCTATTGTTTCTGAAATAACAACTGCTGTTATGTTGTCTGCAGTTAATGCTGTACTTAATGTATAATCTGTTAAACCTAGTAATGGATTAGAACTTGCATCTGTGCTAGTTCCATCCCAATTTCCTACTAATATATTGTCTTCCGATACAACTACACCACCTACATCAAATTGTACATTATTTGGTGGGTTAATTGTTGTGTTTGTTAAATCTTTTACTTTATCAGTATTAGATAAATCAGCTGTTTGTAATGTGAAACCATAAGCACCATCAATAGATGTACCTGTAGAAGCACCAAAGAAAGGTGTTTTAATTGTAGGTACTCTATCTGTAATTGTTACATTCATAGTAACTGTTCCAGCTGAAATACCACCTGTAATAACTTGATTATTTGTAGGAGCAATACCTGTTAATAATTGAATCCACATAATTGTACCAGCAGTTGGACTGTTTATAGCTAACATTTGACCAGTACCACCAGACCAGGATACATCTTCTACCGATGCAAAGGTTCCTGTAGGTGTATCTACGACTATTTCATGTGTTATTCCTCTGAACAATTCACCAGATATGCCATAAATGTATTCACCTGTACCATCTCTAGAAAGCCATTTCATGCGCTCTGTAAAAACATTTATGGTATTAGCACCTTTATCCCATTGAGCATAGTAATCTTCATTAGTTGTATTATTATTAACATCAATTTGTGTAAATCCAACATTAAGATCATAAAGTGCTTCAGCACCTGCGGTTGCTACATCTAAATTATGATTTAATGTTAAAGCATTTGTTGCAATAGATAATATTTGATACTCTGCATCATCTCCTGCAATTAAAATAAACCCGCCTGCAGCAAATTGTGTTCCATCTACAACATTTAAAATTGCTTGTCCCGTGTTGTTCACACCACTTACCGTTGTTGTGCTTATTGTTCTATCTATAAATATATCCGTTAATGCTGCTATTGTACCAATAGCAGTAGCATTATTACCATCTAAACCTTCAACTAGAGCTAATACATTGTTACCCCTAGCAGTACCGTTAATACTAAACTCTCCAAAAGTATATAAATACTTTCTGGTAGTACCAATTAAACGTCTACCATCTATATCGCCACTATCTGCTACAAAATCATGTACTTTAATTAGAAATCTATGTGATATACCTTGAGATACATCTCTATTAATACCTGGAACAGTCTCTCCATCTGGAATACTATTCCAATAATCATCCGCATATACAGAGCCATTTTGGTGTACTTGAATACTAATTCCTTCAGTACCATAGTTAACAATACCATCCCAAATCTTCTGATCTACACCTACTACACCTTGAATAATAGAGCCATCATATAAATGTTCTATTGCTGTGTCTGTTATTGTATACCCACCAATTAATGTTATTTGATTATCTGTCGCTCTACTAGAGGGTAAAATATCTGTTTTATCTAATTGATCATCTCCACTGGAAGTATTATCATCAGATAAGTCACCTAACCATCTATGTAGTTCAATTACTGTTGCGTACGAAGCTGCTGCAACACCATGGTCAGTACCAATATAATCAATTATTTTTGTTGAACGAGTTACTTTCCAATCTGCTGCTACAATAGCCATTGTTGTTATTTCTCCTAACTATATGTATAAGTTAATCTATCATCCCATACATTATCAAAATTGTCATTACCATCTGCCCATGTCTCTACAACATCAGAATCACTAGTAGCAATTGTTATTTTTCTTATTCTCCAAGTAGTTCCAGCATCTAAAGTGCCAGGAACTGCTTCTCCTTTATATAATTCGTTGTCTGTTATAAAATCTACGCGCTTAGCATACATTATGTCTTCCTCTGCTATTCCTGCAGGGCCTTGTTTATAATCCGATATTATATAACCAATAGATTCTTTATTAACTAATATATCTGGACTATTATCCGTAACCGTTGTTACATTATTATAGTTTACTACAGTAGTAGCCGTTGACTTATCTACTATGGATGTTACACTAGATTCAGTTATTAAGGCCATTATCTAGTTATCCCTTCCGTTATAGAAACTACACCCTCCATAAGTCTTGTAACATCATCCAGGTCTCCAGCATCATATAGTTCTAAATCAAAAACACCAGAATTGATGCTAAGGGCATCTGTTTCTGTAGCTGATGCTAAGGGCATCTGTTTCTGTAGCACCAAGTATTAATTCAATTTGTCCTGTTACAGATAAGGCTTCAAGTACTATTCTACTATTAGTAGTAGTTAGTTCTATTTCAAAAGATGCAGAATCAACAGTTTCACGTATTTGCATTCTTGCTGATAAGCCAGCTAGCGAAATTGCAGTCTTACTGCTATCTCGCCATATAAATGTCTTATTATACTTTGAACCTTTTTCTTAAATTTATTTTAGCTGCTGACATTTTATTATCTCGCTAATAGTATACATGTTAATGCTGTTGTTCCATCTCCGGCAGTTACACTTGGTCTAATATATTTTACCATATCTCTAACTGTTACCATACCTGCAGCAGTAAATGAAATGTCAGCATTAGCTGGGTCTTGTAATGTTACCCAAGTAGATCCATCTAAACTACCTTGTAAAATAATTGTACCACCGGCTCCGAATGTTCCACCAACTTGTACAGTAGCATATCTATTTGCTATATTATTAAGAACTTCACCTGTATCACCATTTTCTAATGGCGTCCATGTAACTGTTATATCTCTATTTCCTTGTTTATTTAAGCTTGCTGTTATTACTGCCATTTTAATTTCCTATTACGTCTACATTAAATGAGTGAGAATAAAGAGCATATCTTATTGCATCCCCTAAATGTGAATGTTTATCGTGCTTTGGACGTTCATTAAGTAATCCTTCTTTAGCATCCCAAACATAGTTATCTAAACAGTTAATTACTTCTACACATGATTCGTCTACGAAGAGACGATCATGTTCTATAATACTACTTACATAGCCTATTCCATCAAGAACACTTTTCTTAGCATTCGTACATGTTATATTATAGTCATAAGCTAAATCGTATCTTGTTTGCTGTGATGCAGAGTCTATATAGATAAAATCAATTTGCCATTTATCAATCAATACTTGTATAGCTTCGGCATACATTGAAGTAGCTTTTTCATTCTTTAAGTATTCATCTACAATATAAAAATCTACGCCATCTGTGGCTACGACCACGAATGCGGAGCTATCACGAAAGCCCATATCTATTCCCATTATGGTATCTAATACTTCTAGTTTTGAGAGATCAACAGTAATAATGTTATCTTTCTTCAGAGACCATATTTGTCCCTGCATACTATTAAATTCTGAGAGATATTCTTGTTCAAATTCAGCCTTAGCTAAACCTTTTCTTGCATCCTCTATATCTGCTTCTACTGCTCTATTATTATCTTCCCAAGTTGAGTGAATTGATACCCAGCTTGGGAAATCATCACTAAATCCACGTTTATAGAATTCATAAAACCAGTTTTTACCTCTAGGGGTAGATATAAAAATGCATTTACTATTTGGTAAATCTAGTGTAGGTCTTAATTGTATATTGAATCCATCCATACCTTTGTCATTTAACGCAGCTTCATCAAATATAATTAAACTGTAAGAACGCCCTACTACACTATCTATTTGGGATACTGATCCCATACGGATAGTTGATCCATTTTTTAATTCAATAATTTTATCCTTAGCGTTCGAGCGTTCTAGTTCAATATCAAAAGCATTTAGAAACTTACGTTGTAAATCCCATGAAATTGACGACAAAGAGTAGTTCGGAGCTACAATTAAAATATGACTACCTGGTGCTAACGTAGTTAAGTGGCCTATAATATTAGAAATGAAGGACTTTCCTGTACGTCTTGATAAAACTCCAACTATAAATCGATATTTGGGGTTCTGAATTGCGTTAATTAGAGCTATTTGTGGTGCTATAGGTTCTATACCAATTAAGTCTAAATAGTTTTTAATTGGGAGTTTAATAAATCTTTCTTCTACACTGAACTCTTGTAATTCACTACTTGAAATTCCTTCTCTACTAATCTGCATATCTAAACGTTTCCGTGTTGCCAGTTAATAATTTATTAGTATTAACTTTATATTCCTTTATATTTT